GGTAACAACATTGTTGTTCCACCAAGTTACATGATGTTAAGAACTATTGCATTAAGTGATGCAGTTTCTTATCCATGGTTTGCACCAGCAGGTACAAGACGTGGTGGTATTACTAACGCTTCAAGTGTTGGTTTTATTGACGGTGAAGGTGAATTCAAAGCAGTTGCATTGAATGAAGGTGTTAGAGACACAATGGCTCAAGTTAAAATTAACCCATTAACTTATATCACAGGTAGTGGTTTAGTTAACTTCGGTCAATTTACTAGAGCAAGAAATGCCTCAGCACTTGATAGAATCAACGTTGCGAGATTGGTTGCATATCTAAGACGTCAATTAACATTGTTGGCTAAACCATTTATGTTTGAGCCTAACGATAAGATTACAAGAGATGAAATCAAACAAGCGGCTGAAAGTTTATTACTAGAACTTGTAGGTCAAAGAGCACTTTATGACTTCTTGGTAGTGTGTGATGAGTCAAATAACACACCTTCAAGAATTGACAGAAGTGAACTTTACTTGGATATTGCTATTGAGCCAGTGAAAGCGGTGGAATTTATATACATTCCATTACGTTTAAAGAACACAGGTGAAATTGCAACTCTAGGGGCAAACTAATGGTGATAAATAACATTATAAAAGGAGCAAATTAAAATGGCAATTTCAAGTTTATCAAGATTCACAGTGCCACTAGCAAGTGATCAATCATCCTCTACACAAGGATTGTTGATGCCGAAACTCAAGTATCGCTTTAGAGTGACGCTTGAAAATTTTGGTGCAGGAAGTCCGGTAGTTGAATTGACAAAACAAGTTATCGACGTTGCAAGACCAAACGTTAACTTTGAGTCAGTGGCAATCGATGTGTACAACTCAAAGGTTTACTATGCTGGTAAGCATACATGGCAACCTATTGCATTAACAGTACGTGATGACGTATCCAATGCAGTTAACAAGTTATGTGGCGAACAGTTACAGAAACAGTTTGACTTCTTCGAACAGTCAAGTGCGGCTTCGGGTATAGATTACAAATTTAAAACTAGAATTGAAATACTAGACGGTGGAAATGGTGCTAATGCTCCTGGCGTCCTTGAAACTTTTGAACTAGTAGGTTGTTTCATTCAAGATATTAACTACAATCAGTTAACATACAGTGATTCAAACCCAGTTGATATCCAAATGTCAATTCAATACGATAACGCTATCCAGACTAACGGTGCTGGTCAGCCAGATGGTATTGGTCAAGCAATTGGAAGATCAATTAGAACTTTAGCAACAGGCTAATAAAAGTAATTAAAATTAAGGCCGGAGACCAAAAAATCTTCGGCCTTTTTTTGTGACTAAATAATAGTATGGCAAACAAACTTACAAAATTTCTTGGTAGTGTAGTTGGTGGAATTTTTGGTGGTGAAGGTGATATGAGAGATTACCAACACGCGGCTAGATTGTTCACTGATAACACAATGGCTCTTGCACCAAAGGTTGGTTTTTTATATCACGTTTACTTTGGATTTGACGGTGCGGCTAGTAGAGCACCAATTCCTTTTGGTTTTGATTTATTTGGATTTGCAAAAAGTCAACCACAAATTGAATGTGGTATGTTAGTTAAAAGTGTTAAGTTACCTGGAATACAAGTTAATACAGAAACAAAAAATCAATACGGTAAGAAAACAAATATTCAAACAGCAATACAATATACACCAGTAACATTTACATTCCATGACGATAATTCAAATGTTGTCAGTGGTATGTGGGAACAATATTTCAAATACAATTACGCTGATTCGCAGTATGTTGATGCTTTACAACAAACGCCAACATACAGTCCTATTCCGTCAGGACATTTTAAATTTGGTTTAGATTCGAATCGATCAAGAAGATTTTTTAATGAGATAAGCATATATCAATTAAGTAGACAAAAATTTAAACAGTTTCAACTTATCAATACTATGATTTCACAATGGGACGCACCACAACACGATGCTGGAAATTCTGCTCCTGTAGAAAATCAAATGACAGTAATCTACGAAGGTATTAGATATTCTGAAGGTAGTGTGAGATCAAGTCCAGGCGGCTTTTCAAGTATACACTATGATAAGACTCCTTCTCCGTTAAGTGTTATGGGCGGAGGTAGTGCAACATTGTTTGGTTCTGGTGGTGTAATTGCTGGGGGACTGGATGTGTTTGGTGATTTAATGGATCCGAATGTAAGAACAAATCCTTTAGCATTAATAGGGACGGCCATTAAAGCAAAAAATACTATCGAGAATGCAAAACAATTAGCCAAAGCAGGTGTAAGCAATGAAGTTGAAAGCATTGCAACCAAGGCAATTATTAATGGAACTCAGCGTACAATTAATGTTGCAGGTGCTAATAAATTAGATCAAAGTAAAATTACACAAGGAGCATCAACAAGTCCAACAGGATTACAACCAGGACAGTTACCTGCCGGAACAGTAACTAGAACTGCCGATGGAGCGATATTAACAGAAAATGCCAACGGAACTATAACAGTAGATCTAAATGGTGTTTCAAACGAATAAGAGATAAAAATGTTAAAAGTAATTCCATTGCGTGAACAATATGAACTAGGACCTTTAAGAGGTCAGGTTGAAGATTATATAACAGAGACATTAGCAACAATAGATAAAACCCAACTAGAAGATCTAGCAACTAGAACAGGTAATAGATATGTTACAGGTCCTATAAGAAAATGGTTAGGAGAAAAATTATCCGTTGTATTTTATTTTAATCTTCATAATAATAAAAATCAAAAAGTATTAGACATAGGTACAGGTGCTGGATGGATGGTATATTTGTGTAAGAAATTAGGACACGATGTTCTTGGAACAGATATAAAAAATAGACATGATTACGAACCTGTATACGAGTTTTTAAATATTCAAGATCGAGTTATTCAAGAACTAGTGTATGCAAATACTAAATTAAATTTACCACAAAAATATAACTTAATTACTTGCATGAGAGGTTTCTTTTCTACAAGAGGAGAAACAGTATGGACAAAGAAAGAATGGAAATTTTTCTTTAATGATATACAAAATTATTTAGAAGACGACGGACACATATATCTAGGAATGAACAGCGGAGGAAAAAGACTTCCGTATAAAATATTACCTGAAAGTGAAAAGTCTCATTGGGGACCTACAGATGTTGGCGAATGGTTAGAACCATATGTATTACCAGCACACTGTAGAATAAAAGGATATATGAAACACGCTATTCTATTAAATAAAAATCAACTAAAGGAGATAGTAAATGGCTGATTATTCTAATTTACCAAAAGAAGGCTTAAACAGTAACACTGGTAAAAGCAGTTCTGATGCTACCATCCGATATTTTGACGCATACGGTAAAGCACCATTAGAATTTAATGCATCTGAAAGTGACACTGTAATTTCTTTTTTTACAAAACGTGGTATGGAAGAACAAGCGGCAAAAACTGTTGCACTGATTGTTTTGAAACAAGCAAAAATTGACGGTGTAAAAGTTCGTGACTTGTTGGATGAAATTAAAGATTTTGATAGCGTTCAGTTGAGTGATGTACTAGGTGAAATTTTAAATGTTAATAGAATAAAAACTTCAACCCTAGGAACAGCAAAACCAACTGAAACTAATAATATCGCAAAAAGAAATATTTTAGCGTAATGAAGTTTGCTCAAGGAAAATACGAACTCAAGAATCCTGAAAAATATATTGGAACTAAAACTCCAAGATATAGATCAAGTTGGGAATGGCACTTTATGAAGATGTGTGACGAACATCCTGCTGTTGCCAAGTGGGCAAGTGAAAGCATAAAGATTCCTTATAGAGATCCGTTGACAGGAAAATACACTGTATATGTTCCAGACTTTTTTATTGTTTACGCTAATAAAAAAGGAAAGACCAAAGCAGAAATAATTGAAATTAAACCAGACAATCAAACCATGCGAGAAAGTGTGGGGAAAAATGGATATAATCAAGCACAATATATTAAGAATCGTGCAAAATGGGAAGCCGCAAGTGCTTATGCCAAGCAACACGGTATATTTTTTAGGGTAATAACTGAAAAAGATTTATTCCACCAAGGCAAAAGAAGGTAAGTAATAGTATGACTAAGAAACTAGAAGAACTGTTGGATCTACCAGAGGTAGAAGAAGTTATGTCCAAAGTTGAAGAACCAACAGTAGAAAAAACAAAGCAAACTGCTGTCAAAGAAACAAACAGTATGCAACGATCGATCGCAGAGTTTGACAAAATTACTGCCGCACTTCCAATGGTTAAGGGATTGGGAGAATTAGCGGATAAGGAACTTGATGATCTAGCCGAAAAAGCAACACAGAGTTATGAAGATCTAATGGACTTGGGCATGAACGTAGATTCACGTTATAGTGGTAGGGTGTTTGAAGTGGCTAGCAATATGCTTAAAAATGCCATAGATGCTAAGAGTCAAAAACTGGATAAAAAGTTAAAAATGATCGAATTGCAACTTAAAAAGCAGGCAGTAGACCAAAAAGCGGGCGATAATATTGAAACAATAGACGGAGAAAGCGTTATTGTAACCGATCGTAATGCTCTTTTAGACCGTATATTAAACAAAGACAAAGATAAATAAACGTATATAAAGGATTTAAACTATGAGTGAATTTAAGAAATTTTTAGCAGAAGCATCTAAACAGTATGATTTTGTAATTAAAATCGCAGGAGACTTACCTGAGTCTTTTGAAAACAAATTAGAAACAGCACTATCTAAGTACGAAGTTGCTAACCTATCATCTGCCAAAAAAACTCCAATTCAAAAACTTCCTTTAGATTTTCCAGAATACAAAAATATGGAAGTTACTATATATGAAACAACAGTTAACTATCCTGTATCAACAACAGAATTAAAACAATATATTGCAGATTATTTTAGTCACGATTTAAATAAAATTAGAGTACGCAAACCAGGCGAACCATATGAGCAATATCAAGCAGAAACAGAAAACAAACCATACGAATCAAAATTAATGGACGGCGAATATAAAGAAGTTGGATCAGTTAACAAAGACGATTTAGTTGTAACAGAAAAAGGTAAAGAAACTTTCTTACAAGGCCTTGCAAAAGAAGCCAAAGAAAGATTTAAGGAGGAAGACTAATGGCTAGTTATGAAATGATAGATGTATTAACAAGATTAAGAGAACTTGACAAAAAGAATCCTAACGTCATTTCTGATGCTGTTAGCAACACCGAAAGAATGAACGGTGAACAAGTTGAAGAGGCTAAAAAAGCAAAACCAGATTTTTTAGATATGGACAAAGACGGCAACAAAAAAGAGCCGATGAAAAAGGCAGTTAAAGATGCTAAGAAAAAAGTAGACGAAACTATTACTATTACTGCTGATAGTCCTGAAGATCTTCCTGTATTACAACAAATTATGAAACTTGCTGGATTAAACAAAGTTAGTGCAGATGATATGCCTGACAGTGATAATTTACCAGTTATGAAAGCAGATCCAAGTGTTGGTTCTTGCGGTGATTCAGAACAAGAAGAAGGTTGGGACAACGAACCAGAAGAAGAATACAAAGAGTATGATCCTAACTATGCAAACTTAACCACAAGAGGCAAACCACAAAAAATTGTAAGAAGCCAAGGCGATAATCCACTAGAAGGAATAGAAGAAAAATTAAAAGACGAATATACTTCTTTTATTAATGAAAGAAAACTTTCAAAAGGCGAAGAAAAAACAAAAGAAAAATTTGTTAAAGGAATGAAAAAAGCCAAAGGTGATTT